GGTCTTGGCGCGGCTCGTCTCGCCATCAGCACCCGTAACCTTTTCGTATGCCTGTTCGTCTCGCTCAACTTCAACGAAAGTGCCGTCAGCAAAGCCCTGCATAATGGCTCCACCGACAATCACGGCGACCTCGCTGGGATCGTATGTATAGACTGCCATGTCGCAACCTCCTTAAACGGTAACGGTGCCGCGCACTTCGACGCGATGGACGGCCCCGGTCAACTGGGCCTCAAAAGTAATATCCCGATAGATTCGGTCAGCGCGATCACTGGCGCTCTGGGACGATGCGGGCGGGACATTCACATCATACCCATCCACGATCACATCACGGTCAACGGCAATATCCAGACGGCCCCGGATGGACTGCTCCAGAATCTCAGCGCCACCGATATACGGAACCTTGGAAGTGGAGGCCAATACAGAGAAAATATCCTCCGCCATTCTCTGCCTCAGCCAATCCAGCCCCCGGATAATGTCAATGAACACACCCGGCTCACTGGTATACCCTTCGTAGGTGATCGAATTACCAGCCACGCTGATATAGTGGTTGCACCGCTTATCGCGCAGCGCTTGCAGCTCGGAACTCGACAGGGAATCCGTCGGGATGCCAGAGAGCGTCTTAAAGGCCCATGTGGTGGACCCTGGGTCTTCGGGCAACTGCAAGCCCGCCCACGCGGCGTCAGGGTATTCGGAATCGGCTTCGCTGTGATAAATCAGCGCCGTGCGGCTCAGGTTCTGATCCAGGAGGGTAGATGCAATATCATTATCGACCTGCCCGTCCAAAATGTCCGCGTCCGCACTGGCCGCAATGAACAGCTTGTTCAATGCTTCCACAGCGTTGGAGACGGCCTCGATATCAGCGGCGTCACGGCTCTCAATCAGGATGCAGTACCAGTCATCATCAACAGCGCTGATATTGGACGGCACATCGCCCCACGCCTCCTCCATATCGTCAGCGTCTTTGTGATAGACCTTGAACGCCTGCAATCCAGAGTCCTGCGCAAAAGCCGCCTGAGCCGCCTGAAACGCATCATCCGTGGAATCGTAGTCCTCAGCTACCTCGTCCATATCGCCGTAGCTGTTCACAGTCCCGGCGGGGAAGGTGGTTCCCTCTGTCACAAAGACCGGCGTACCAAACCCCACGCGGCTAACCACTGGGATTTCGCGGCTGATCCGGACATCAATAATGTCTCCGAGTGCCATAATCTATTCCTCTATGTTGGAAATTTCAATTTCCTTATCCGCCATGCCGGGCGATGTCATTTCACCCAGCAGCTCGATTTGTTCAATCACGCCCACATCATCCAGCAGCTCCTTGGCAAGTCCGAAACGCACATCAAGCGTAGCCCTCGGCTCCCATTTCGTGTCTACCAGTTGCGGCGTGTCCTGCAATAGCTCAATGGCTCTCACAGCAAATCCGTTGCCTGTCAAGAACTCCCTAACGCTGGGCTTGTCCAGGCTATCCCTCAAATCCTCACAGCGCTGAAACGCCTTTCTTGGGTCAAGCTCGTTCGTGCTTTCGTACACCTGAACGCTGATGGTTAAATCGCGATCAAGTAGCACCCTCGATTCCCCGTCCTCATTCGGCCTGCCGACATACGCCCGACCCACTCGGGGGGACGATACAATCTGGGTTGTGGCGTAGGGGCGCTGGGGCCTTTCGGCGTTTGGGTGCGACCAGATAACCGTTAATCCGGTCTCATTAGCCACCCACTGTCTCAGCGCATCAGTCATCGTCCGGAACCTTCGTCACCACGGTCACATGGTGGTTGATGATGTTGTTCTGCCAAGGCCGTCTAGCGCTTGCCTCGTACTTGGCCCCGTCAATATTAACGGTGTCCGCGTTGGAGCCTTCCACTTCGCCCGAAATCCTCAAGGGCGTATCGGCGTACAGCGTGAACGCCTGACGGTCTCTACGCCCTGACGGCAAAAGCTCCATGTCATCCGGATTGGTCGGCTGCACACTGGCCTGAATCGTGATTTGCGACTCAGAGCCTGGCTGCCAGACGCCATCCACATACTCGCCACCGGATTTTCGCGTCACAGTCAGGGGGCGACGAAAGACACCAAACATTATTCAAGCTCCCATCGGACCGAACCCCTAAGCCGCTCATTATCAATCAGCGGATTAGAACTTCCCTTCTGTCGAACCGTACTCGGCGCATTAGCAGGCGCAGCAAGGGCCGTCATGTAGCGCTTCACCTGATCCTCGTGGTGCTGACCCAATAGACCGAGGGCGCGGTTGAAGTCCAGCCGCCCCTGCATGACCTGAGACCACAGCCGTTCAGCCATTTTCCGCAAATCACGCTGGTGTTCATCGTAAGCGCCCCGAACAAACGGACGCGCCGGAATCCGATTGGTGCCAAACTCATTGGCCGCCGCGATCAGCAGCATGTCTGTGCCATCTTCCGCAGGCTCTGAATCAGAGAGGATGCCGACCTTAACTGTTGAAGCGTGGTCAAGCTCTTGCTTGATTCGCTCCCACCCAAGGTCTTTTTCCTCCACTGAATTCATACCAACACCGTTCTGGCACCCATGATGTATTGCCGTCTCAAGCGCGATAGCTCCGCGCCATAGCTTGTGACGCCTAGTTGCCCAGTATCCGCAGATTGGTTGAACTGAATCTGCAAATTGCCTTCTTTGAGCATCGCGGCTGCACCACTGTTGCCGCCACGGGATGTCACCGTAAGCGTATGGGCAGCAAGCAAGGCCACGGCGTAGTTTCTCTGGTCGCCATACACCTTGCCTGTCTGCCCCTCCGCCAATTCCAGATGCGTTGCCTTGCCTGTTGCGTCAACAAGCTCCGGCGCAATATCATCCAGAATTTCACCCGGTGTCACGCGGCACCTCCGGCAGCGTTGATNGCGTCAATCTGAGCCTGAGCGGCCTCAGCCACCTTCTTTGTCTTGTGACCAGACAGCTCACGCAAACGCTCCATATCGTAGGTCTCGGCAATCTCGGCAATCAGGTCGTCGTTTGACGGACGCCCCTTGCCCTTGTTTTTGACCTCCTCAAGAACGCCACGGTCAATCAACGCCTTGCCAATCGGATGGGATTTGACCGCCTTCCACTGCTCGTCATCAACCCGCTGGAGACCGGGGATGAACTGCACCCCGGCCACCTTGCGGAATCGTGCCTCAGTCAGTCGAACACGCATCAAATGCCCTCCCCGATTGCCATGCTGAGCGGGTAGTAAATCAACACGCCAGCGATACGGCTATGGCAAGGCACCACGAACTCCAGACCTCGCTCCTGCACCGGAAGCTGCTCGAACATTTGCGGCATTTCCAGGGTGATAGCGTCCGGATCACGGCGATACGCAATCATGATCTCACCAGTGAACGGGTCCTCCGCCATGTTGGCTGCGCGCTGATCGGCGGTGATTTCGTTGGACCACTCCAGAGAGTTGATGAACGGGTTATTCTGCAAGAAGTAATCCGCAATCGTGGTGTCCGTGCCGGAATCAGCGCGGGTGCTCACGATCTTGGTGTACTTCGCAATCGGCAGCAGCAGAGTGTCAGGCTGCTCAGCGCCATTGGTAAGCTCGACAACACCATTGACCAGATCGTTCATGTCGCGAAGAATCTGCTCGGGGGTCTTGTCGTCCCAGTTGGTGCTGTCGCCATCCCCGTCATTCTCTACCGCCTCGGAAGGAATGTTCGGGTTGCTCAACCAGCCCTGAAGGCCGTGTTCAGCATCACCATAAAAGGCGATCCGGTTCCATTCCTCACGCTGCGCACGGGTAGCCGCATTGGCCTTGCGCTGCTGGAGAGGCTTGCCCGCCATCTGAGCGGCGCGAATCTCCTGCAAGCTGTAGCCGTAGGAGTTACCCACAGACTTCACGCGGGCCGTAAACTCCTTGCCCTTGACATCGGAGCGGGGCAGATCGTCGCCATAGTCAGCGATAATCTTCGCCATACCCGTCATGTCATACTGCTGGTAGGTGATGCTCTCGGCACCCTGACCAGCGGTGGAATCAGTGGGGATCAGGTCGAACGCCCGCAGGGGGGCCCTTACGACATCGTAGGTATTACCTTTGATGTGTTCCAGCTCTCGCTGAAAAAACATCGTGCCGGTTTCCGCGTCCCCGCGAAACTCCGACTGCTCATCAAGTGCTTTCCAAAGACTCATGTTCAGCTCCTCGGGTTACGGAAGGTTGATTTCAAGAATGGCCAGCTCGCCAACATCGCCACCGGTACGGAACACACCGCCGGTCGCGAGGTTGTCGGTCGTGTCACCATCATCAGCAGCATTGGTGAACTTCCCTTCCTCGCCTTCGGTGNTAACGTCCACGTAGGCAGCATCCCCAGCGGCAACNTCNGCNGTNACTTCTACCCANACACGCCCACGGCGNAGGGTGTTGACGGTATCGGTGTCACGATACTCAGCGCCCGTGCTGGACTGATTNCCCAGAGACACGGACTGGTCAAAGCCCTGCTCCTGCTTATGCGTGAATACGGACACGCCNGCAAAGGTTTCCGTATCAGCCGAGGCGACAGCCACCTGCTTTTCCGGGTCGGTGCCGAGCACAAGGCCGTGCCCAAACGGGACAGCGCCCTCAGCGGCGAAACTTTCCACATGATCGAAGTCGAGGCCAGCTTTCTGGCCCGCCTGAGCCCGATCAAGCTCAAACTCATATCCATTTACCTGAGCCATCTTTTGGCCTCCTTACTTGGTGTCACGAGTGGTGTACTTGCCCTTGTCACGGCGCTTGTAAGCGTTGCGAACGCTATCCAGAGCCTCGCCTCGCTTATCAGTGCCGCCATCATTGACAGGTTCGCGCTTGCCAGCCGTCTCACGCTGAGCGGTGGAAGCATCCTGATGGACGCTGTGAGTCTCAATCGCGGCGTCAAAACGGGCCTGCACATAAATATCAGACGCTTCNTCCAGCTTGGCGTCCTTATGAACAGCCTTCACCACGGCTTCCTGGATTTCGCGGTCAGACTTGTCGTCCAGCTCCGCCTCATCACCCAGCACACGAGCCGCAGAACGCTCAAGGGTCACACGGGCACGAGCGGCCTCGCGAATAGCTTCGTCGGACCGTTCTTCTTTGATCTTGTCCAGCTCAGCCTTGGCTTCATCGGCACGGGCCTTGGCCTTCTCCGCGTCCGCTTTGGCTTCGTCCCGCTCAGTAGCCACGGCCTGAACCTGCTCGTCAATCTTGGTCAGGTGGCGCTCTACCTCCTGCGGAACCTGATACTCACAGCCGTCCACGCGGACGGTTACGCTTTTCTCACTCATGGCATTATCACCTCTGATTTGAGTGTCTGAATGGATTGCCACCGCGTCGGCAGCGTCAAGGTTAATCTTGGCGTCCTCTCCAGCCCGAGCCTGCGGCACCACAGCTACATGGTTGCCTCGGATGTTGCGCTGGATTGCGTCATAGGTCATGCCGTCATACTCACCGGGCGTTTCTTCCAGGTCCGCCATATAGCCACCGGACAACTGGACCGATGCGCCCCCTTCGATCTGGCGAACAGCCTCCGCGTCAGTGATCGTTAAAGGCATCACCAGCCACTCCCCATCGGGGCGGATGTTCTCCCCCACAAAGCCGACAGACAGCCGCTTGGCGTTATCAGCCGTTACCACTCGCTCTTGGGGGTGGCCCATCGTCACCGGGGTATTTCGGAAGGAGGCAATCGCGTCCGAGGCAAACACCTCAGCGGTCGGTCGGTACTCACGGCGAATCCCGCCGTTGCCGTCCTGATAGTTCTGGATGCCGATACGCGCTACACGGGCCTCACCCGTCAGATACCCCTCATCCGTCCGGCGCATACGGATCGGCTGGTCGGCAAAGTCCACACGAAGGACAGATTGTGTCGGTTGGATTTTCTCGGCAGCGCCCATTGAATCTCCCAAACGCAAAAAGCCCCGCCTCCCTACTCAGGGAAACGGGGCCGTGGCTGTGCCATTGAGGCCGGTTTAAATTGTCAGCTCCCCGAAAATCGGGGGTCAGGCTTTACCGTCTGCGCGGCTCGAACATGCATACAAACTGGCTGTGCCCCTCGGGGACCACCACTTGAGCCTGCCGGAACTCGCCCTCATAGATATCAACTTCTGTGACATCATCCGGGCCGTCCTGGACAAAGCAAGCCTGTATCTG